CCATTTAGTTACCCTCCAATCGGTAATTTATTATACGTTAATGGCTATTTGCACCTGAATTGACTTTAGCTCAAATGCAGGTGTTAGTACGAGGTCTACAATCGCCTTGTTTTCTGCTGGAACATAAGTGACATTGAAGTCGCTAGCCAGCAAGGCTCCTAATAGTTGCATACCTCTTAGTGCTGATGAGATCGCTGTTTCCATTGAGTTTCTCATTTGGACAGTCGATGGCTCACCAACAAACTTTTGACATGATTGACGAACAATGCTTGCAGCTTCATTTACAATTCTCTTTGTTGAAAGACGAACGTAATCTGAGCTAGATGCAGAGAAGGTTACACCATCTCCAAAAACTGCAATCTTGTTGAAGTTAAGAATTACTGAGTTGACACCCTTATTGGCTATTGTCTCTTGCTGTGTTCTTGTTGGAACATAACGAAGACCCTGAACATTATAGAGTGGCTTGTTTGTAATTGCTGAATATGAATTAAGGCGTGTTATTGCAGCTGCTGTTGTGCATGCTCCATTTGCGTAGCCAAAATCTGTTCCTGCAGCTGTTCCATAGCCAACTGGCTTTAGCTCAGTTGCTACAACTGTAAGGTATGGACCGTACTCTTTCAAGGCTGAATCTTCCTTGTCTGGAAGTGTTGACAGACCTAAATGAGAAGCTATCTGCGAAGGAGTCATAACTTCTTTTGTGCCAGAGTCGTAAGGCTTAATTCCCATTACTGCGATGCATGGGTGTGTATTCTCTGATATTTCCTTGACCTTTGCTGCTACCTTATATGCCCAGCTCTGAATTACTGTTGCACTATTGTTTGCATGGAAACCATACTCAGTGTCATCAGGTGTTGCTGGATCTTCCCAGTCATCTGCTACTCCGCCCCTACCCCAAGGAACGATCACATCTGGAAGAACTGTTTCAGCGGCTGTGAATGCAGCGTCAAAGACTGATCCTCCGAATGAAGAACTTGTAACTGCAGATGTGCCGGTATGGGTCCATGCTGTGTCGGATGGCAGTGGGACCATGTATATTCTTTCTGCTCCACCGGCTACCAATTCAAGAAATGCCTTGTGAAGATCAGAACCCTCACCAAAGGCATCTATTACATCTTTTTCAGTTGTTGCCTGAACAACGTCTAGGTCGCTTACATTGCCTGTATCATCTGCTGTATCTCTCTTGGCGATTACGACAATTCTTGGACCGGCTGGCGTGTCAGTGCGAGAGATGCTGTAGAAGCGATCTCTGATTAGCGTAGTTACTCCTGGTATAGCCATGTTATTTTTAAACCTCCGACTAGGATATGGGGCATTGCGAGTCTTCAAATATAGTAACAGATAACTTATAAAAATAACTCGGAGACTGTTGATGCGTGTTTGTTTTTATATATATTATCATGAATTTGGCGTTGCTGTTTGCTGCAAATCCACTATACTGACCGTAGTGCCCTCGTAGTTTGGGGTGGCTGGTTGATTTATTAATTCTTGCTCGTAAGCCATTCCTAATCTTACGTCTAGGGCAACTGATTCCACCGTAGAGGCTTTTGCAGCAAAGGTTTTTTCGGTTGTAAGCATGTAGGTTACTGTTCTTTTGTGAACGTCTTTTTGGTCCCTATTTACCTCAGAGTCAGATAACCTTCTGGAATATGTTAATTCTGATGCTCCTATTTTTTTAAAGATTGGCGTATACTCCAGCATGAAGTTCTCAAATGTCTCTATTAAAGATTCGACTAGGTAGGCGTTATCGTGGTCGTCGTCTATTGAATTTGGATTAGAACCTAATCTTTTGCCGACCGGAGACATTGCTGTAAATGCGATTATATTTTGAAATCTTTGACCATATATATAGACGTCATTGCTTGTTATCTGTCTCATTCTTGGCTTTGGCTCAACAGAATGAGTCTTTCTTAGCTCTAAAGAATAAGTGATTATTGCATCTGTGTCTTCATATCTGCCTGTTGTCTGACCAGTTTCTGGATCTATATAATTTGGATTAAACCATGTAAAAGCTGGATCTCCACTTGAAGAAGATTTAATTGGATAATTTGGAAATGATTCTTCCCAGATACTTTTAACTGTAGCTATAAACTCAAGATAACTTAAATTACCCTCAGACTGAAGTGGCTGAGCAAATTTTAATTTTGTATACGAATCGGTTCCACCAAATCTTGGCCAACTTATTGCGTCTTGTGCCATACTATGCTCCTGGACCTGCGGCTAATGATAAATCAATTTTCTTTAATCCCAAAGAAGATATTACATTAATATAAAGTATTATAACACCTTTTTCTGTTGGATCTGGTTTTGCCTTGAATTCAAAATCAACTATTATTTTATCTTTTTTCATTGAGCTCAGAAGAGAGCTAACTGAAGAAACTATTGTGTCATATCCAAACTTGCCTATTGTATCGTAACCGTATCCTTTTATTTTACTTGCAAGATAAGATACAAGCCTAATTTGTGGAAGCTTGCTAAAAGTTGAATTCATCGCAGCCATAGTAAAGTCATTAGTCAAATACACCTCAAATGGTTGAGATCGTCTAGCTTTATTGCTTCTATATATTGTATTGACTCCTATTAGCTCTAGTCTTTTCATTCCAGATGTATTTAGACTTGAGCCGAAAAGGGATATTGCTCCAGGTATTCTTTTTCTTATCATTCCAATATTTAATGGATTTGATGCTACCAAACCTGCGACTGCTGCAGACACAGAATTTGTATACGAAAAGTCTAAATGCGAATGAGAAAAAACAGCTTCCCCATAAACTGGAATAACATATCTGCCTTTATCAGAGGTGATTTGGCCCAAAGAATTAAATTCAGTTAATTTATTTGTAATAACAGAATTGGCTTCAAGTATATCTATATCAGAAGACGAGACTCCTCTTGTTTTAGATCCGATTATTCCAACCTGCACGTATCCCGTTGTATTGTGAAATTCATCTAAATAATTTGATAATTGAGTAATAAAATCTGGCCCACCAGTTGAAATAATAGATGTTTCAAGTGGAACTATTATGTCTATAAAATCAAGCTCAGATAAAACAGAATATGTTTGTTCCAATCTTTCATAATATCTTTCATAAAATGTTTGCGAAGATGGAGTAGCTAAACCAACATCAAAATAATTTACCGAAACTAATCTTTGATCAAAATCTTGAACATACTCAAACATTGGCGCAGCAGAACAAATAAATATACTTCTTGCTCCAGCTCCGTATGCGTCAAATACGCCCCTTAATAGCGGACTATTGTTATCGCCTCTCAGCAAGTCTACTGCGTGTTGAACGGATCGAATTTTTACTGGACTGTTAAGTTCTAGTCCATCGCCATGCCCAACTAGCAAAACAGATTGCATGTTTGAAGAATTTAGATCTTCATAGGATGGCCTATAGGTGATGCTACTTGATCTATTTCCCATTGGAACAGTTGGCTGCAGATTGTACTGAGAATCTTTTACTTCAAAACTAGATTCTATAATAATTTCTAAAGTATCTTTGAATGTCTTTGCAATTACTGTATATTTTCCAGGAAAAAGATTTTCTGGTATTTTATAATTAAAAACAAATTCAGAGTTAGCGCTTTTTTCTATGTAGGCATTGGGGTCCGGCGTTGCGTTTGTAAAAAGATAGGATATTGGATTTAAAATTATTGAAGAAAATCTATTATCGCCTCTTGTAATTCCTATCGTAACATCTATGGGCGTAGCCTGATTTGTTGGATCATAGGCTGATCCATTGTCAACAAAAAGAAATTTGATTTTTATTAAATCATTTTTTTTAACTATTAACATTTATTTTGTCTCTTCTTTTGTTGCCCCAACTGCCCAAAAAACTATTTTACCACCTCTTCCCCTTCTCGGGGAGCAAGCGTCTATAACGTACATTGTCTGTTGACCAAAATTGTTTGGAAGCTTTTCGTATATTCTATCGCCTTCTTTTGGATTAACAGAAGCTTCAAAAAAGTATACTACCTCTGAATTTACTGATATTCCTTCATCTAGTTCTTGGGCGAGTTTGGCGTTTGCTGCTCCAGATGTATATACGTTCCTTGTTGTTACTCTTTCTAAGGAATCTTTATAGTTTCCATTTGCCATGATTCTCTGGATGTAAACATCATGACCCCAACTTGATAGTATTTTTTTGAATGTTTTTTCAAGATTAATCATAGCTTCTTATGCCTCGTCTAGGCATAGGATCTTCTTTCGGAAGGATTTTTCTTCCGGGCCCATACAATTCTCTATCTGAAAGATAATATACTTTTCCTGTTTCTGGATCAATATTCTTGCCAGATGTACCAATGCTTTCGGTTGGAAGACCTTTTGGCACCATACCTCTTGGGCCTGTTTTACCTGCTAACATTTCTTTTCTTAAGGCTGCTGCTATTTGACACCATGTGGTTGCATTTCCTCTGGTGACTTCTATTCTTGGAAGGTTTCTGGTTGTTACCGTCAGGTCTCCAAGCTGGACTGAAACATCATCATCTCCGCCATAAGAGTATGTTCTGCTTAAATCGCAAGCTGCAGCTGCTTTGATATACTCTAGTGCATTATACGGAAGGTCCGCACCTGTGGCGTCATCGTTTAACGAGTATATTTGTTTTACCTCAAGAGAATGACTGTATACTGCTTCTCCTATTTCAATTAGTGATGCTTCTGGAAAATATGCTTTTAATTCTTCTGGGTCTAAATATAGCGGGACTATATCTGGGGCAAAAGTTATCATTTCATCTGCTTTTAATATTACAGTAGGCTCGTATTCTTCTGTAGAGGTACTTACATAAAGCTGTTGATTCACGGTTATAGAAGTTCCACCACTTAGACTTCCAACAAATGTTATTTTATATGTATCAGCTACTGACGGGGTAAAGTCATAATAATATTCTGAATCCGATATTTTACCTGAAGTAGTGATGTTCTGAGTTACGACTACAGTATCATCAGATTTTTTAATCGTTACAACTACAGCGACTGGAGTAACCGGTATTTGAGCTCCAGTTACTGGATTAGTGTCAACAAATTTAACTTTAATTCTTACTGTGTCATTGACTAAAACGCTGGTAGCCATAATATCTCCATAGTGTCAGGATACGTATTTATAGTAGCTATTTTTAGCTTAATATGGCTATTTCACTGTTGTCGGTAATTGCTATAGATTCAACAGAAACCAAGGCGGATACGTCTTCATCCAAAACTTCTACGGTAACATATCCGGAAGGACTGACCTCCATCGATACAACTGCTATTGTCGTGTAATTTGAATAGTCTTCTTGGCCGCCAATTAAAATTGCAATATTATTTAATATTATTGGAGAAGAAAGGCCTTGGGCGTATATGACCAAAGTGCCAGTATACGAATAGTTAGGTTGATTATAGTTTATTGCATCGCTATACAGCATCGGCATCTTCTTTGAGTAGTGATCATTTTATTGGCTTATCATTGTCATTTTAATTTTAAAATTTATCATTGCGGACTTTTGGCATTTCTATACTTTTTGCGATATACTATATAGTAATATGTACAAATAAGGAGCTCATTATGTCGGCATGGAAAGAATTTAAGAAAAAAATAGGAAATACACCAATAGCGCTTTTAGATGCACAAAGTAAGGTTTCAGAAGAAGTGGCAAAAGAAAGAATGGATATTTGTGAAGGCTGCGAGCATTTAGTTGCAACCACTAAACAATGTAGGAAGTGCGGCTGCTTTATGAAATTGAAAGTAACCCTTAAAAGAGCTCACTGTCCAATCGACAAATGGGGAACTGTCGAATAGTCGTTGGCATTAAGCTTCTTTATCGCAAAAACTCTTTTTAAGAATAAAGGTCTTGAATTACATTTTGATGACTGATATAAAAAATATTATTATACTTTTTATATGATTTTTCTTCTTTGTCGTTAGATCCGTTCTAAACCATAAAATCCATTTACTCCAGAAAAATAATGAGCTATAATAGACTCTCTTGGAGTATTTTGGTCTTCTGGCGTTAAGGCCATGTGCAGAGTGTGCCCTTGCCAAAGGAGGGCATCTCCTTTTTGGGGAAGAAAAACTTGAGGCTCCCCATTGTTTTTTTGTATCTCTTTCTCAAGATAGCTAATAACTTCTTGTGGATCTTTTTTATAGTATATATGAATATCAGTATTCCACAAATGAGATCCCGGGACAAACGCAAAAGGTCCAGATTTTGGACTAATGTCTTCAAGAGCTATCCATAAACCAGCGTAATTTTCTGCAGATACCTTATCTACTTGACTTCCAACGATATAATCATGATGCCAAGCCTTCTGTGTAGAAACCCAACCAGTAAAGGCCAAATGTAATATCATTTTTTCTAAACCAAGTTTAGAAAAAACTTCATATATTGAGTCATGACATAACAGTGGTAAAATTTCTTCATGTTCCATGAAAGGATTTGATTGTTTCCATCCATTCTTACTTAACATTGAATTAACAGTTCCATTGTAATTGGGCGCATTAATGCTTGTCCAGTATTGTTTATAATTGTCTATGGCATCGTGTGGAATTAAATTTTTTATTATTATATATCCATTTTTTTGATAAAAATCTTTTTCATTCATTTTATTCTCCATTTAAGTATAGTAACATATATCTCATTAACGTGTCTGTCCGCAATCTTTCCTTAAATTTGGAATCCATATCCTATTATCGTTTGGATTTGCGTTCTCTGGTGTTCCATAGCAAAAGGCAGCTAGATATGCTACTCTAATCCCGTTTTTAACTGGTGTAACCTCGTGAGTTCCAACATAATTAGCTGGAGATACAACGGCTGTACCCATTCTTGGTTTATGAATATAGTTTGCGTGTTTAAACTTGATTAATCCGCCAGTAAAATTGGTTTGATCGATTTCATGTTCATTTTCGACGCTATCGTTCATATATATATTAATACTGACTTTAACATGTTTTGGATATTCATTTATCTGTCCCATATTTTCTTGATATGGTATATTGTCGTCGCAGTGTTGGCCTATTCCTTGACCAGATGTGTACGTTGCAAAATGCCCTGGATATCTCCACCAGCAAACTGTAGCTGCCGCAGGATATATTTTGCAATACTCAACTAGAATTTTATATAACAAATCCTCTAAAAAAAATACAATGTCTTTCTGTTCTTTTGTTGGTTTTTGGTCATGCCAATTGCAAAGTGGATCTATAAATCTTTCGGGGGCAAGATTAATAGAATCTAAATCAAATTTAAAACCAGTCCTGTTTATAGCGTACTTTTTTCCATTTTCCTCTACATAAGTAAATGTGCCCTGTTCTATTTTCCTTAAAAAATTTATATATTCAATTATTTTTTTGGGATCTATATTAAAAAGATTTTCAAATATACATAATCCACTTCCTACATCTATTATTTTCACTGCCTATTCACCACCTTGTATTGAGCCGAGTGTTCTGAATAATTTTTTGATTTTAAATATTTTTTATAGTTATCGATTAGGTCTGGCATGTAGAGGTTGGTCGCTGTTTTTGCGGCTTCTGGATTTTTTAGTGGATCTACAACATTTTCTCCCACCTGTGCATTTGGAGTTCCTTGACTATACCAGCCAAGATAAGAGTATCTTTCTCCAGCCTGAACAGTTGTTACCTCGTGTGCAGCTACATAATTTGAAGGGAAAAACAGTATATCTCCTTTTGATGGTTTATAATTTATATTTAGATAGTTAAAATAATGATGACCACCAACAAATTTATTGTTATTTATTTCATGTTTTGAATCAACACAATCATTTAAATAAAAAACAGTACTAATAGTATTTCTAGTGGCCAATTGATCGGTTGGCGTCCAAACTCCGTACGAATAATCCGCACTTATATCAGAATGAGACCCCAAGAAAACGCCCTGTTTATACTGAACGATATGACCTTTTACTTTCCACCATACGCATTTTGCTGCTAGTGGAAATATTTCAAAATATTTAAATAAGTACTCATCCTTTGATGTTTCTATAAAATCAAAAATTGATTTTATTTTTTCATCAGCATAGGTATGTATTGCCGAACCCCTACCGGGCATTAGATCTACGGATTCCTTGGGGAAAAAATAGCCACTTTTATTCACGTAGCATTCTTCATTTGTTTCTGGATTGATAGACAATTTATACATTTCTTTTTTTTCTTTATTTATGGATTTTTTAGCAAAATCCAACACATAATCCCAGTCTAATTCTAAAGCTGATTCAAACAAAATTACTCCGCCACCAAGATTTTTGGGAGCTACATTATTATTTTTGGTCATAATCAATCTTGTTTGGAAGATTTTTTCTTGTACCAGAACTACTAAGTCTTAACTCAGTTGGTTTTAATAGTTCTTGTATTTTTGGGTCAAAAAACTTTTGATTGGAATTAGAGATATCATATTTTTTTATTATATAATTTAAATAATCTTCTCTTAAATTTTTCATCCAAATTTGACCTTGACTTCCAGCAGGAAGTTCTTCTTCAATTATATTAATTCCTCTCTCTGGATGAGAAGAGCCCTGAGCAAAATATCCTATGTAGGCATACCTATGGCCATTGATGCACTTTTGTATCTGGTGTGTTCCTAGATAATTTGATGGAAACATTAGTAGATCTCCAGATTTAGGAGTATATTTTACATCTGCGTAAGGGAAATATATTTCTCCATTATTGTATTCGTATTTTTTTATATCTTCTTTAGTCGAAACTGAAGAATTTAGATAAATTATTGAACCAACAACATTTCTAGTTGCTAGCTGTAGATCTGGCTCTTCTTTAAATTGATAATTTACATCATTGTCGTTATGGATTCCCATATCGCTACCTGGACTATATGCGAGTACATGCCCCAAAGTTTTCCACCATATATTTCTTAATATCATTGGAAATAATTCTATATACTCTAATAATTTTTGATACATTACTTTTTCACAGTTTGCAAAAAAAATTGCTAGTTCTTTAGGACTTTGTTCATTAATAAAATTCATTATATGACTTGCTGAAATTTCAATATCTCTTATATTGTATTTATGTCCACTTCTGTTTACAGCGTACGGTATGCCATTATCTTCTTCGACAATAGTATAATCTTCTCGAATTGCTTTTTGTTTTAAAGCGGATAAATATGGAATTATTAAATCTTGATCAACCTTAATTGAATTTGGAAAACAAACTATTCCCATACCATAGTTTATATAATTTGAAGACATATTTAACCTAACGATTCAATAATTAATTCTTTTATAGTAAAATTAGATCCCATAATTACAGGCTCTTTATCTAGGGGCATGTCGCGCCAATTAAACCTCATTATAACTTGACCATCTCTTCCAACTAAGAACTTTTCATAATTATGAGGTATTCTATTCATTGCTTGACCCGCTAAATTTTGACCTTCTGCGGCTTTTGCGGTTCCATCAGCTTTTGTGTCTGAGTATCTTCTTCTTTCTTTTCCTTTTAAGAAAGAAAAAAGCTCATGCTCATTTGATCCATTAACATCAATTTTTTCTGATATTGGAAAATTAACATACTGATAGTTTTTTTTAATAAACTCGTAAATTTGCTCATTAGATGAAGGCTCCATTTTTCCAAATTGATTACAAGGAATTCCTATAACTGAAAAACCACTTTCCTTAAACTCATTATGAATTTGCTGAAGCTCCCATAAATGCCTGCTCGTTCTAGCGTAAGACCATAATGGACTACATCTGGGTTTATATCCGCACTTACTTGATATATTAACTATTAGAGTTAGTTTTCCTTTAAATTGGGCAAGAAGATTTTCTTGTTGATTTATTGATTTTATTAAAATGTCATATACGTTATTCATTTTTTAATCCGCCAAAAACTACGCTGCAATATTCGCCTATTTTGACAACCCCATCAATATTACTGCCTTGAATCTTGCCCGTCATAACAACTGATGCTTCTAATGGTATATCTGTTTTTCCTCTTAATTCAAAATTATTATTCTCAATAATAATGTCATCAAAAGTTATTCCTCCTCTAGGTTCTGATATGTGCGCAGAAAAGTTTTCTGAAATAAACAATTTATAATTGTCAACTCCAAGTGGAGAATATGTTTTTATAGACCATGATCCAATCATTAGCTTATTCATAAACTGGTTCCTTTAATTTGGAAAGTCCTTCAAAGGTTGGTCCAATTCTTTCTCCTTTTTCATTTAAGCCAGTTTTTATTCCTTTCATCCAGGTCCAAGGTTCTTCTTTGTTTTTTTTCATTTTTGCATTTCCGTAACTCATTCTTTGATTCATTAAATCTTTGTCGTCCCAAATATTTTTTGTTTCAAATTCCACTTCTTCTAAAAGGCTATTTGGATAGATATTAAAAAACATAAACGGCATCCCCGCTGGAAATATTACTGGTTCACCAATTTTTGTAATTTTCCAATTCATGTTAAACTCATCGGGCCACCAATAGCTTGGAATTGACGCACTCAATGGAACTGCGCCGTCAACAAAATAGTTTGGCGATCCGCTTATCCATGTACTGTAACCTTCTTCTGTATGGAAGGCCCATCCAACCGTAAATGACATTATCCCAATAATGCTTGGCTGTGTAAGCTGTCTATTATTATAAGTTTCTCCTTTTAATACTTTGGGTACTGTATTTCCACCGTCCCACTGAACAACCACATCTTGCTCCAAAATGAGTTCCCATCCACTTACGTTTGCGACGCTAAGAGGAAGGCACTGGTACGCGTGTTTGTTGTACGTTTGGTCCATCCAATCTCTTTTTATTCTTGACTGTTTTATTAGAGGCGGATTTGGATGAGTTTTTATTAAACTAATCTTAGTCATATAAACTACTTTGAATGACTCTGCTTGTGGCTGCTGTCGTTATAATCAAACATAGTAACAGCTGAATATTTAACTCCGCTTTTAACCTTTAGTGATGCGTGAGCATATATATATGTGGACGGAAAAAGTATCAGATCTCCTGCTTCTGGCTTGAGGGTAATATCCAAGTATGGAAACCATAGTTCTCCACCTTCATATTCGTCATTTAGGTACATTACCGATGAAACTGTACATACATAAGAAAATCCATGGTCGGTGTGCACTTGGAAGTGTTGGCCTGGTTTATATCTAACAAAGTTTATTGCTTCCATAAAGTTCATTTTAAAATTATAAATTGACTCATAATGAGTCAGACAATTTTTTAATCTAATCTCAACATCTTCATAGCATTTTTTAATTTCTTCGAATTCTGGAGTAAGGTGGCTCCAATGCATTGGACTAACTTTTAGGTCTACACAGTCTCTGTATTCTGGCATTTTCACATTGTAACCAACAACAGCTTCAGACCACTTGAATAATCCGTGATTATTATTTCCTATTGTTTCTTCTAGTCTTTCTGGGATATTAAGACTTCTTTCAATTGCGTTTTTATATAAAAAAATTCCCAATTTGGGATCACTTACATAATGAAACTTCATTCTGCCTCAATTTTAATTTACGAATTAAAAACTATATGGTATACTATATCACCATGGAAGCTTTAAATCAACATCATATAGAGCCCATCAAAATTGTAAATGGCCTTTATAAAATAAATAATTTTCTTCCAAAAGAAAAATTTTATATTATTTATAATAATGTTTTATCTTCACCAATGGCTAGAACTGTATGTTCTATCCGGATATGATAATTATGATATGGCTACTATGCCAGACGAATTTACTGGAGAAATAGTTTCTTTACCAAAAAACAGTATTACGTTAACTTTTACTGAGCAGAATAGAAGAATTATAGAAGAAGATTATTTACAAAAAATTGAAGACGTTTTGTATGAATTATACGGCATAACCGTTTTAAAAGAGCATGGTTTTGGTGTAACCGTTTATTATCCAGGAGAAGGTCTCCATAGTCACTACGATTCTAGGGATAAATCTTTTGGAACACCCTCAGGAAATCCCACTAGAGACTATAGCACTATCTTTTATCTTAACTCAGACTTTGAAGGTGGAATATTGCATTTTACTAAATTAAATATAAAAATCAAACCAGAACCAAATACAATGATTCTTTTTCCTTCTGGAGAACTATATTCTCATAGAGTAGAAAAAGTTACTTTTGGAGTAAGATATATGTCTTCAAATTTTTGGTCATTAAAGGAAACTAAGTAAATATGGAAAAATCTTTGATAACTCCTGGTTATTTTGGAAATTCTATTAATAATATAAAGATTATAAAAAATTTTATTGATTTAGAAGATCTTAAAATTATACAAAACTTTCTTCCAACTATAAACGAATGGATGGATGCTGGAAAAAATGAGTATTCAGACGACGGTGTTTGCCTTTATGACGCATCTTACTGGTCTAATAGGCAGTGTAGTCATGATATTTTGTTTAGAATAAATTTAGATATTTATAATTTAATATATAAATATATAAAAAAAATGAATTATTTTTTAGAAGATGAATTTAAAGTCAAGCTATTATCTAGGCCACCGGTGATAATAAGATGGTTTGCCGGCTTAGAGCAAAAGCCTCATGCAGATAAACAGTTAAATGATGGATCTCCAAATCCTTTTCCAACATATGATATAAATTCATTGTTTTATTATAATGATGAATTTGAAGGTGGAGAATTATATTATCCACAGCATGATAAGATTGTTAGGCCAGAACCAGGATTAGCTGTAGCCCATCCTGGCGACATAAATTATCTTCATGGCGTTAAGATGGTAACTAGTGGAGAAAGATATACAACTCCATCTTTTTATACAGTTACTGAGATAAACTGATTATTCAGCGGGAGGATGAAAGCTAGTTCCATCCCAGGTCCAACCGACTGATGGCTTTTGTTCAAGGTTTGTTATTTCAACGGTGATAGGGTCACTTGACATTCCAGCTATTTCTAACTCTAAGTTTGGACTAAAAGAATACCAACCTTTAACTACTCCATTCACAATAATCGCAAACTTAACTTTATCAGTTAATGCAGCCATTTTATCTCCTATTCAACAGGGGGATGGAAGTTAGTTCCATCCCAGGTCCAATTATTGCCAATGATATCTGCATTGGGATCATTAGTGCAATTAACTATCTGAGGATTTGACGCAAGAGCTTCTGAAATTTCTGCCATTCTTTGTTGTCCTGTCCAAAAATCGTTGATAAGAAACACTTCTCCATCTACAATATATGCAAATGATCTAGTAGACATTTATTCTCCTTATATTTAAATAAAATTATATATAATTATCCAGCGCATTGACCACTGTTTATACATCCGCCCTTGTCGTGACACGCTACGCACCAACAGCAATCTGGAGGAAAGTATGGAGGGAAAAAGGGTGGAAAGTACGGTGGAAAGTACGGTGGAAAAAATGGACTATGAATCGTGTAGTTTATTTGACTGCCCAATGGAGCAATACTGCTGTCGGTGACAGCGTTCTTGACTTTGTCTAAATCAGCAGGAGTACCTGTACCTTCTGCGGTTACATTACCGACAGTAAAACCGGCATTGGTAATTGTTGTATTTGCTGTAGCCTTAGCTGTTCCGTGCAGCTATTGTTGGCTTAGCAGCTTTTCTTTTACTACCTTTACCAGGCTCTGGTGTCTTATTTGCTGCCATATTATGCTGCCAAGTCTCCTAGTGCTACCCATGTATCGGTAGCTCTCTTTATAAGAGTAGCAGATGACCACTGTGCACGCAACTTTAGGCCTGGAGTAGCATTGATTGTTACGCCGGATCCTGGGGTTATCGTGGTTTGACCTGCTCCAGTTTGAAGAACCGTTATTGTTGTACCAACTGGGTAGGCAACTGAGCTATTTGGCGGTACTGTAAGGGTGTTACCTGACGCAACGCTCATTTCAATCATCTTAGACCTATCAGCTAATGCCAATGTATAGCTAGCAGACTGGGCATTTGTTATGGTATCCCCGACTATTCTCTGATAGGTTGCTCCATCGTTGGTGAACTCCCAACAATCATTAGCTTCATTCCATCTTAGGAGAACGTTTGTTGATGTACCACGCTGAACTTCGATTCCGGCGTTTTCTGATGGTGTTCCGGCTTCGTTGTTGTTAAGAACAATTATATTATCGTTAATTGTTAATGTTTCAGAGTTTACTGTTGTGGTTGTGCCAGAAACTATAAGGTTTCCAGAAATTGTAAGGTTTCCTCCAACTGTTGGATCAGATGTATTTACCCAAGCTGAACCATTGTACTGAAGAAGCTGATTTTCAGCTACGCTGGTAATGGTTACATCACCAACATCGTTCAGTGCGTTTATTATTGGGATTGAATCATTGACCCAAGCAGAGCCATTCCACTTAAGGAACTGTCCAGAAGATGCTGAAGTGATAGTGACATCACCAATGTCATCCAATGCGCTTACGGGCGGTATTGCAGCCCACTCTAATCCTGTAGTAGTCGAGGTATTAGATTTCAAATAATAACCATCGATTCCTTGAGCGTTTTCAATATTTGTTACACGCCCATAAGAGTCAGTTGTTATACTTGAAATTATTGTAACGTTACTAGTAGCCGAATTTGAAGAAGTCGTATTGACGCTAGCAAGGTCGATATTATTTTCATTTACAACTATCCTGGAAGAACTAGCTGTTGCAACATCAAATGTTGATCCATTTAAAACTAATCCTGCACCGGCTATGTATGCTTGAGCCTGGGAAAACTGAGTTACAGTAATATCGTCAGTTCCCACAGTAAACGTAGCTGGATTGGCCACTGAAAGAACAAATCCTCTTGCCTCATTTGTCGTCCCATCGTTAACAAAAACAAATGATCCAGGTATTTCATTGGCATCATCTTCTAGTGTACTTCTTGTCAAAACCCATGGGGTAGAGCCATCTCCCACTGTTGTTAGTGTATATCTACCATTGTGCGCTGCGTTTGTCTGATTCTTAACCAAGACCGCTTGATTTTGCGACCAACTACTAATTCCATCTACTGTTGGAAAAGCTTCATTTGAATTTGCAGTTAAGGTTGCGCCAACTCCACTAGTTCCATTGTTATAGGTTGCATCTAAATTAGATGTTGTTGCTGCTTTAACAGCCGCTCTTGTTTTAATTCCAGTTGCAACGTTATCAACATATCCCCTTGTTGCAAAATCAGCTGAAGTTTGGCCGTTGCTGAGTAGTTTCTATTGATAGAACTCGTAGAGCGCCAGTTGCTGTTATGTTTGCCATTACCGTTCCACTTGAGTCTTTAAACTCTAAAAGTGGTGCAGTTGCGTTAGCAGCTGCTTTTATGACCACTGCTTCATCGTTGACTGTAACTTCTGGTGCTGATTCAAATCTAAGACGAGCCATAATTCTCCTTATATAGAATATATTAAAATGGTTCCAGAATTATAGTAATAGGATTTAAGTAAAATCATTGTGTTATTCTACCTAAATATTCCATCATTTTGCCGGTATATCTAATGCGGCCAAAGTGAGTCAGATTTATGCTTGGATCAACCCAAACCTTGCCACCCATCTTTTGCCAGTAGCGGCAGAATCCGTAGTCTTCAGAAAGGAATCTGCCATCATCATCTACATAGGAATTAAACAACGCATAACCATAGTCTACTTCTTTTTCGCTAAGAGCCGAAGTATCATCTTTATATTTTAATTTCTTGTATTTCTTCATCATTTTTTCAATAACCTCACGCTTAATTAGCATGAAGCCAGTTCCAGCTTCATAACACTCTATGGCGCCTTTTTCAATATTCAACTTTGTTTCACCAGGTTTAGTTAGATGAACCACATATCTAGAGCCATATTCCATAAGTTTTTTAGCGTCTAGATCTTTTTCTGCGCCTTCTTTTACTTTATCCCAGTTAATTTCTTTAATTGGATAAGAAGCTGTAACAACATCTTTTTCATGCCAAAGTAGTTTTAGTATTGACTGTTTGTCAAACTGAAGGTCTACGTCAATAAACATCATATGAGTAAAATCTGGATTGCCCATAAACTTGGCCACAAGATTATTCCTTGCGCGGTTGATCAAAGAATCAGATATCGTGCATACAGAGTACTTAAGTCCAATATCCTTGTAGTACATAAGGGCCTGCAACAAGGACATCATGAAAGGCTCTGTTACATGAGAATCATAACAGGGCAGTGCAAAGAAAACATTCCATTGCTGAATTTTTTCTTTAGGGATTGTTATTTGAGTTTGAGTTTGTTCTACTGGCATACAGTCAATTATAGCACAACAAAAAAATTTATGCCAGCAAACAATAGAATATTAAATTAAATTATTTAAATAGTCTCTTCGATCACTGGTGCGACGAATACATCGTTCACCGCATCATAAGTGTCACCGATACCAGCGTATTTGCCACGACGAGAGTTGTCGTGGAATGTTTCTATCCACAAAGATGAATCACCGTAGCGTTCGGGGTTTGCTGTCAAAAAATCCCAAGTCACAACACGAACATCGGTGACAATACCGTTCTCAACTTTGGCAAACAATGTTTCAGACATAAGCCAACTTCCTTATTTCTGGTCGCACTTCGTGCATCTGCGAAACACCCCACACCCCATCATCGTCACTAGAACTATTGCGAATGTCGGTCAGTTGATGCTCATAGTCGGGCATACCAAAAAACGAATAGATGCGGTGCAACACTGTTGCGGTATCAGACACGAGTTCGTCATAGTGAACAACCACGCAGTTTTCTGGCATCGCCTTGGTCAAGTTATTGAATGACGCTTCACAACGACGCAACATCTGATCTGGCGACGACAAACGAGCCGAAGGATTATTCGCCATCAGGCGTTCCAACGAAGCACGAACTTCGCTTCTGTCTCTATCCATCACAATAAACTTCGGTTCGTTTGGCGCAAATCGAACAAGGTTCGCAAGGTTGTCTGGCGTACCCCAAGTGAACGCTTTATCAACAATGAGAGACTCGTTGCGGTTCGCATAGAAGGCAGGAATGATAGAACGCAACACGGTATTCACACCAACAGGATTTGGGTTTGCTTCCAATGCGACCTGCTCAGACCACAAGCGTTCGCTGTGATACAGCGTGTTGCAAAGTGGCGATGATGACGAAACGAACACATCAGGATTCTGGTTCAACAGGCTCGCCAACAGTGTCGAACCTGATCGTGGCATACCAGCAAGATAACTAATCACGACTTGAACCTCACATACGCTATGCCTGAATAGCCCGATGCGCCATCTTGACTAAGAGTCGATGCTTTGCCCTGTCCACCACCACCTGTGTTTGCTGAGCCGTTACCTGTTCCAGCCGCACCATTCCCACCAGAACCACCGCCACCACCGCCACCACTCTTGTAAGTAGTTCCGGCGGACTGACCGAGCCACGCCGAAATGTCCAAGCCTGCGCCACCAGCACCACCAACATTTGATACACCGTTTGAGCCGTTCGCAGAACCACCGCCGCCACCACCACCACCGCCTTCGTATGCGCCTGATGAGCCACCATTGCCACCTGCTGAACCTTGCGTCTGAACTGTTGAACCGCCTGTGCCGTTGTTCTTTGCGCCGCCGCCAGAGCCACCGAAACCTGCCCCAATGGAATACAAAGGTGCGGCACCAGCACCACCGCCAAGCGCAGTGATTTCATAGTTGTCGGTCGAATAGATGGAAGTTGGTTTGCCTGTACCCGAATACACTGCGGTAAATCCACCTGCGCCACCTGCGCCTACATCAACCGTGTAGGTTCCTGCGGCAAGATACACCGTCTGAAAGACGATGCCGCCGCCGCCGCCACCACCCGATGTTCCATAGTTGGACTGTGAACGACCACCTGCGCCGCCACCACCAACTAGGCATACATCAAACACGCCAGCCTGAGACACAACAAGGTTGTCGTCACTCGTGAAAGTCAGAAGCGTGTACGCCTGACCGCCAACCGTGATCGACGACGACGAGCCGCCGGTTGCTGTTCCGTACAAACCTGTGATGACGATGCTGTCGGTTGTTTGTGATGACACATAGCCGAGATACGAACGGGTCATTCCACTACCTCACTAACAGGAACTTCTGGCGCAACGAATACATCAGCATCAGCATCGTAAGTCATACCGACACCAGCGTATTGTCCTCGGAAGTTACCGTTATACGAAGTCTGTTTCCAAATCTTTCCTGAGCCGTGAACGCTGGTCAGGTAGGCGATACCAACTGCTTCGGATTCGTTTCCGTTCTCATCAAGCAAGTTATGGTTGTCCACCACCGATACTCGGTACACGATGTTGTTGTTATCTAGCCAAGCGAAGTGAGCCATTGTTACACCTTGAACCTTAGATAGACGATGCCTGAACCACCCATGCCACCGTTGTTACCGCCAGTCGGACCACCTTTGCCACCATCTCCACTATTTGCAGCACCGTTTACTGTGGCACTACTGTTGCCGCCTTGTCCACCAGTGCCTTTCACCAATGTTGAACCGCCGATGAATGCCGACACATCGTAACCTGCTCCACCTGCCCCAGCGGTTGAGCCAGAAGCATTACCGCCAACTGCGCTCGTACCACCTCCACCACCGCCTGCTGGATTTGAGCCAGTGCCACCCGCATAGCCGCTTACCCCAGGAGCCATTGACGGGAAAGACTGTGTAATCTCATTTCCATTTCCACCGCCACCACAACCACCAAGACTGCCCTGAATGTCAAATGCACCAGACAAAGCACCTGCGCCGCCGCCACCCCCTGCTACTGATACGCCACCAACACCACCGATAGAAACAGACGAACCTTGACCGCCCCCTTGCTGGTCGTAACTAACCCCTCCAGCACCAATGTCTACTGCGTATGTTCCAGCGGCAAGATAAATCGTTGTTTGCATCTTTCCACCAGCACCACCACCTCCACCGCCTCTCGCACTCCTGCCCCCACGACCACCTGCTCCACCCGCCGATTGCAGATAAACATCAAACAGTCCTTCTGTAGAAACAGTCAAAGTACTGTCACCAGTAAAGGTCAGAAGCGTGTACGCCACACCATCAACCGTGATGCTTGACGATGAGCCACCTGACGCAACGCCATACGACATCAACGGAACGCTCTGCGTCGTTAGTGACGACACATACCCAAGTTGTCTACGAGCCGTAGCCATCAGTTACACCGTAATCTGGTTGACGAACCCGTGAATTGTAATCACATTTGCTGTTGCGGCAAAAGCACGAACTTCTAAAGCTGAAGAATTGCCTTTTATTAAAAGTCCAGGTGCTATTGTCACCAAACCAGCCTCAGGCTGAACCGTCAACTCAATAAGATCATCTGGATCTGCGACTCCACCCCATTCAACTGTTAGCTTTACTGCTGAAGCAGACGTATTTTGAGCATATAGCCAAACTTCGTCATATGTTGTAGATGTTGTGGAGCCAGTGTGAATAAGGGTTCCAGCAGTTGCTGTATTGGCTACTTTTATAGCTTTGCCATTTGTTGACTCAGAAAGTTTAACTTTTGTAAATGTGGCCACTTTTTCTCCTTAACTAAAAATCTGTGATCCAATAATTGCACTTGCGTCATCTGCTGGAGAACCAGCTTGACCCCATTCTAAACCGCTACCTGTTGCTGAATTTGCCAAGAGTGCTTGACCATCTGCTGCTCCAGATGGAAGTTTTGCAACAGTGACTGAAGCATTTGCAAGTTTATCGGTTGTTACCGCCAGGTCTGCAATATCCGTTGTTGCTACGGCATTTGCGGCCAATTCAGTTGTTCCAACAGAACCTGGAGGAATGACTCCAGTATAAACATTTAATACCCAAGTAGTTCCATTCCAAGTCCAGCTTCTTCCACCTTCTGAGTGGACGTCATTAACTGACGGACTGTTAGGAAAATCCAAAGGCATTATTTACTCCTTATTACGCTGGTGTTGCTACTTCATCCCACTGTTGAGTGGATTCATTCCAAGTCCAGTTTCCTTCTTCTGGGCGAGCAACAGGTGCTTCCCAGTCGGCTGTTTCTGTGTTTAGAGTCCAAGATGGATATGGCTGTGGTGCAACGAATGCATCAAGCTCTGCATTGAATGTATATCCGATCCCAGCATAACGTTTGCGGAAATTGTTGTTATAAGATGTTTGTTTCCAAGTACCGCCCAAAAGATTTGTGCAGAATGCGGCTCCAACAGAATCGCTTGCGGGATATTCTCCACCACCGCAATCATCGTTGGAAACGACAATAACTTGAGTTACAACATTATCTGAGTTGATTTGGGCAAAGTGTGCCATTTTAAATTAACCTCCGAAATTAATATTTTTCTCTGTAAATAGTATCATAATATTATATAAAAGTCTATTTTTAAAATCAAATTATTAAAAGATGTATTATGCTATTGAAAAAGTTCCCGTTGAAGTAAATGAATGAACAGTATAAGATCCAACTGTTGTAATTGTTCCTCCTGTAATGGTCTTACCTGCTGCTGATGAAGTTAGATAGCGAATAACTACAATTCCTGAACCTCCACTGGCCACATAGTCCTGTCCTGGCATACCTGTTCCACAACCTCCACCACCGCCGCCTAAATTGGCTGTACCAGCGAGGCCGGAGCCACCATTTGAATGCTGAGACCAGCCACCGTTTCCTCCTCCACCAGACCCGCCCAAACCACCTCCGTACAGATAGCCAGAAGAGCCAGAACCCCCACCACCACCGCCACCATAAGTTACGGCACTGCCGGTTCGATAGCTGTTACTTAATCCAGCACCGCCAGCACCGCTAGAGCCAGCCGTAGTGGAGCCTTCATTGTTCCCAAATCCTGATGGATTAGATGCTTGGGCACCTGCTCCGCCGCCGCCGCCAGCCTGCATAGGATAGCCAGAGTTATATGGATTTCCCGTAGCACCGTTATTACCCTGTCGAGAATCAAGAGAAGTCGCACCTGTAACTGAACCTGACTGACCACCGCCGCCAGAACCTCCACGTTGGGCCGGCGTGGAATAAGTTGAACCTCTACCACCACCAAACGCCGTTATGTACGAGCCATAGGCGGTACTGGTAGACCAATCGCTACTAAAGATTACTGAATGATTTCCATCACCTAAACGACCACCGCCAGCTCCTACAACTACGGTATAAGATCCTAGTGGAATAGTTGAATCTGCCGTAACAACAACTCCTCCACCTCCACCGCCGCCACCATTTGTTCCAGCTCCAACATTTCCCCCAGAACCACCGCCGCCAACAGCAAGGATATCTACAAGAAATGTTGGTAGACCAGCAACGCCTCGTTTTGTCCAATTAGAAACAGAGACACCTGAGCGAGTACGCTCACCAAACCTAGACATTGCAATCCTTTATGATACAACCGTCACATAGCCATGTAAAGTTACTACATTGGCTGCTGCTGCAAAAGCTGTGATTGTTGGGGCTGTTGATGCATTACCTGTTAAGATAAGACCTGGAACGACTAATACCAACCCGCCTTCTGCTGTGATTGTTGATTCAATAAGATCATTGGGGCTTGTTGCTCCGCCAAATTCAATTGTCAACTTGCGGTCTGTTGTATCTGTATTTTGTGCGTAAAGCCAAACTTCATGCTGTACCGAAGTATTTGTAGAACCCGTATGAACAACGCAAGTATTTGAAGATGTCGTGTCAACCAATACACCTCTACCGTTTGTTGATCCGCTAAATGGAATCTTGCTATATGTAGCCATGTTTCTCCTTAATTAAAATATTGAGAGGATAATACTATTTGATCATCTTCCCAGCCCGTAACTTTAGTTGTTGAAATCGCCGCCGAAGAAGAAATATCTTCATTTATTATAGTACCATTTGCTATTTCTGAAGTAGTTACAGTATTAGCTCCAAGTAGAGCAGATGATTGTAATGTCCATGTGTTTAAAGAAGAATTATACACCCATGATCTATTACCAACGGTATATACTTCATTATTTGTTGGGGAATTTGGAAAGTCAATAGCCATCACACACCTCCAATGATTGCGTTGATTTCTTCATCGGTGAGACCGATAGCGGCAAGTTTGGCTTTGGCGGATTCCTTGGCGGCAACAGCGGCGGCTTGCGCCTCTATCTCTCTTTCTACATCAGCAATCGTCTGTGCATACATGGCGAGTTCTTCTTCGGTCATTGGGCGTTCAACGCCACCGACGTTGATGGTGGGATTATCTGTAGCCATAAACCGTATACTTCCCCGTGATAGTCCCCGTAGATGGCGTGAGCGTTAGTCCATCGTGAGCGGCGGCGGCGTTGTATTCGGCGGATGTAATGCCGCCATCAAATGCCGCCGTCGCATTTGCTCCATACCAAGTGCCATGCCACGATGAACGGACTGTCGCGTCTGCGGGCTTTATCACGTCAATGCTAAAACTATTATGTGCAGGCGTCGTTCCGTTTGCGCCCATAATCGTATGACTTGTTGCGCTATTGGTTACTACGGATACTCCAGCACGCACGTCATAACGGTTGCCAAAATAGTTAGCCCCCGTTACGGCTACACCGCTTGCATTTACTTGACACGCCAAACTGCAACTTGCTGACGGCACAAACTCAAAAATAACGCGGTAATTATCGTAAGTGGTGGTAAATACACCAGAAGCAAAAGCAACTGCTGACGATGTGGTAAATGATGCGCTCGTAACATATACCAAACCGCTTGAATGTGTATACACCCAAGCAGAACCGTTCCAAGAAGCAACACTTGCTGTATCTGTCTCATAGATCAACTGCCCTGTATATGGAACAGAAGGGCGGGTTGTAGAAGTACATACCCCCGGCTTTATAACAGAGCTTGCACCCAATACTGAACTAAACGGCATAATAAAACCTCTTATCTATAGTAAACGAAAATGGGTTATTTGTCATCATGCTCTTGCCACCGTTAGAGATCCTGTTGTATCCCAAGCAATCCATGTATAGGAACCATCTGTTCCAGTTGTTGTTGTTCCTGTTGATGTGATTGAAAGACCTGTTGCTGCAGATGTGAGCCAACGCACGACTACACGACCCGAACCGCCGTTACCACCAGCACCACTAGCACCCTTGATGCCACCGCCACCGCCACCACGGTTTGCCGTCGCATTATTGCCAATCGTGGTTGTGCTTCCATTACCGGCATTTGTTCCACCAGTTCCACCAGACGATGAACCGCCTCCGCCACCGCCGCCCGAATACGAAATGGAAGAACCCGTGTAGTTGTTCGTACTTGCCGCACCACCAGCACCGCCAGCACCGCTAACCCCATTACCTCCTACGCCACCTGCGCCGCCACCGCCGCCTCCGCTTTGTGGGTCTGAAAGATTTTGACCAGAACCGCCATTGTTTCCCTCGCCAGAGATTCCCGTACCACCTGCGGCATTTGACTGACCACCGCCGCCAGAAGCACCATCGTGTCCAGTGCTGGTGTGTCCACCACCACCACCACCGTTTGCCGACGAAATAAACGAAGAAGCCGTACCATTAGTGCCAGAGTCCAAAGAATTACCAGAACCACCAGAACCAACTTTTACTGTATATGTGTTTGTACCAATAAATGTAGAACCAGTCACGAAACCACCTGCACCACCGCCACCGCCACAACGGTTATACCCACCAGGAAATGATGCACCGCCACCGCCACCGCCACCTACAAGCAGATAATCGACATTCAAGGTTGGTTGATAATTCAATGTTCCTACAGCAGATCCAGACACTCTTCTACGGATATAGACGATTCCTGAACCGCCGTTGCCTCCAGTTCCAGCATTTGCCCCTCCGCCTCCAGAACCAGAATTTGCACTTGCATTGTTTCCTGTGGTTCCAGAAACACCAGCAACTCCGCCCAGTCCAGCAGCACCGCCAGTTGTGTATCCTCCACCACCACCTGCTGCTTTATAAGTTGTTCCAGCAGACACCCCTATCCATGCAGAAATATCCCCACCGTTACCGCCAGCACCTCCAGTTGATCCTGCTGATGCGCCTCCAACTGCTCCGTATCCACCTCCGCCTCCGCCAACACCATTGCCACCATCATTTCCAAATGTCTCATCAATACTTTGACCACCAAAGGAACCATTTCCACCACCGCCACCACCTGATGCGCCGTGACCGCCATACCAACGCATGCTGTCATTATTTCCACCACTGCCACCACCTGCGGCGGAAATAATACTGCCTACATATGATGCTGCTCCACTTCCAACATGACCTGTATTTCCACCAGCACCACCACCGCCAATAGTAATTGTTTGATTAGACGAAAGATAAATTGTTGTAGTAGAAGCAAGACCAACAATTGCTCCAGCACCGCCTCCACCATATCCACCGCCACCTCCACCAGAACCAACCAAAAGAACATCAAACCAACCGGGTTGGGTAACATAAAAAGTTCCGGTATTTAAAAATTCATGAACCGTATAATCAACTCCATTGATGATTCTACCTGTGTATGTATTATCCCCACCCGATCCAATACCATACTCTGTTGCGAGTCTTGGTTTACGTGCGCCTGAGATGCTCATTGGTCTATGGCGCTACTTGGTACTCAATCCATACATAGCCGCCACCGCCTGCTACACCAGTCAGCGCACCATAAGTTCCTGCTGCGCCACCTGCGCCGACAGTGACAGTGATTCCAGTTCCTGCGGTGACCGCACCGCCAGCGACGACATACGCACCGTCACCTGCCGAAGTAAAGAAGCGTTCTCCGTCACCGTAGTTGGTTGGTGACACAACACCCTTCGCACCACAACCGCTGTTCGCCGCACCTGCCATCTTCATCTTCTCCTGTGGTCCGCCGCCACCACCAAAGTTGGCGTTGATAGGTGCGCCACCTGTTGCGCTAATCGTGCCACTGGCAAACGCAACAGAACTAGTACCACCAGTACCAGCATTAGTTCCCGAACCCAATCCGCCACCGCCACCACGAATGTGTGCCACGGCATAAGTGACACCAGATGGCACAGTCCATGTGTCCGATGATTCAAATCTGTCTACTTTTGTAATCATTTTGCGCTCGTAACTTGATAAGCCGACATAACCTTTGTCTGTTTGCAAGAAACTATATGCTGATGAGAGACCCACACTTTTATCCTCCTATGATTAAGAAACTTGCTTTTCCCAGCCGATCGCCGTGACATTAACGACGCTGTTTGCGTCTGCCAACCCCTCTAATGTTTCTGTTTCTAGCAAAACGATTGCCGTATCCAGTACCATGATATCGTTTGCGCCAATTGGAAGTTGTGACATCAATCTATTTGATGCAACCGCCGCATTACCAATAGCCAAAGATACGGTTCTATCAACCGTATCCGTATTGCAGATAATGATCTGCTTTATAATCTCGCTATAACCAGACGCAGCTGTGCAAACGGTTGTCGTTGCAGTGGTCAACTGTGTTGGACCACCAAGCCTTGCTTCTGTTCTATCTCCTACGGCCATAATTTAATTTGCTCCTTTTAATATTATAACAGCTTTATGCACCGATGTCCATTATGAACATTGCGGCGGCTTGAGAAGTTAGTGGATCACTTGCTATTTGCTTCCATTCTAAACCAGTTGCAGTTGAGGAATTTGCGGCAAGTACTTGTCCATCTGTTCCTGCTGAAAGTTTAGATATTGTATTATCGGCGGTTCCGACTATTATATCACCTTTGGCGTCAAATGTATTTAGTACTACGTTTGTTGACGTTCCGCCAATTTCAACCCAGTATGAATCATAATAAATATACGTTGCACCATTATCTGATTTATACCAAACTTGGCCAGTTATCGGAGATGATGGTGCAGTATCGCTTATTGTGACTGCTTGCGGGTTGCCGCCAATTTCAATCCAGTATGAATCATAGTATACATACGTCTTACCGTCATCTGAATCAAACCATAATTGGCCAGATGTAGGACTACCTGGAGCACTAGATGAAACAGATGCTCCGCCTACTACTGTTTGATTTACCCAGGCTGATCCGTTATATTGTAGAAATTGATTAGTTGCGTCTCCAGTAATTGTTACATCGCCAATATCATTTAATGTTGATATTGTTGTACCTTCGGCATCGGAGTCATTGACCCAAGCTGATCCATTATATTTTAAGACTTGACCAGAGTTAGGAGTTGCTATGTTTACATCGCCAAGTTCAGTTAAATTAATTACTTCAGATATTGAAGACCAAGTTATTCCTGAGTTTGCAGAAGTATTAACTTTTAGATAATATCCATTAGTTGCTGTTCCGCCATCAAGCTTGTTAACGTCAATTGCTGCATTTGCTATGGCGACAGATCCAATACTTAAAACCCAAGCTGTTCCGTTATAAGTCCATGTTTTATCGCCTGAAGTAAAAGTTTCTCCATTTGACGGCGAATTAGGAAAATCAATTGGCATTGTAACCTCCGGATGCTATAAAAATAGTAATTGCTTTTTGCTGGCAATACATTAAGTTATCTTAGTTTTGTAGTTGATTTATTTTATAACGAAGATAGGCGCACTCTAAAGCCAAAGCTTCCTCATATCTTATGCCATATCGATTGCCCGCTTCAATCCCATCTTCAGATGACCATTCATCATAACAAAGTATTCCATAGGCAAAGGGGTCTAAGCCATGATCTTCAAATACTTCTTTAACTCTTTGAGCTACAAGCCCAAAATGCCATCTAGCTCCGTCTCCTTTTGTTTCAATAGAATCTTTAAATTTAAACTTAACATATTGAACCTGGCTCCAAGCTTGCATGAGCGCTTCGTCGATTTCTAGGATTAGATCTTTTTCTCTTTCATCAGATGTATTAATTGTTGCTGTGGCGGCAAAAAGCTGAGTCCATCTTCTTGCTGCACCACCTAATGTATAGCTATTGTCTGCTCTTGGTCTCAAAGTTTGAGTATTTGTATTGTTGGCATACAGAGTTAAGTTTGCGGTTCCGTCTGTTGTGCTGCCTCCCGATACTTCTATTCTTGCATCATAGTCATTAACTGATTCATCGTTTCCAGATGTATGTATATCCATGTACCAGGTGGCTGCTGTGTCTTGCCTGCCTAGCTCCATTGTTCCATCGGACCTTATTACCGCGGATGTTTTATTGCTTCTTATAGATTGAATTACGTTTCCAGTGCCCCTGTAATATAGTGCTGTGTCTGCATTGTCTACTCTAAGACCAACAAAACCAGATCCTCTGGCAACAAAGAAAGCCTGAACTTTACCTGTTCCCAAATTTACTGCATCAAAACCCCATGTATAATGATCTCCACCAAATGCTGCTGTCGAGTTTGACTTAGAGTCAACTATTCCAAGTTCGAATCCAGTTGCAGCTGTTGCGTGGGAGTCTGAATTTAATAGTACGTTTGCATTATGTGCCCAGATTTTTGTAAATGGATTGATATAAGCTGTTGCTGATCCTGAAGGAGTTGAAGCTGATTGAGCTGTGCCATTTGCTAAATACCAGCCCTCTACTGTAATAGAAGTTCCATCTGAAGCCCAATCAGTAATAAAGCCGCTATACTTAGTAGCGTGTGCGGTGTCTATCACCATTCCTATTCGTAGTTTTCTTAAATTACTAGCAGATATTGCTGAAGCTGGAACAACTGTTGTAGCGGTATAAGTAGCGTTGCTTAAGGTTAGAGTAGGTGGAGGACCCAAAATATCAGCAAACACGGAAACAGCGTCTCTGTCTGTATATTGAGAAAGCTGTGCTTCGTTTGTAAGTCCAAGAATCTCTGCTCCATTGTTGTGATCATAGCTATCTGGATACAATCTTATGGCCATACCAATAGCATTATCTTCAGTTCCATAAGGTATGCTAGAGATTCTTTGTCCAGGTCTATATAATTTTCCATTCAAGTTTTGAGTATTAATTATTTTTGCGGTTCTGTCGACTACCCAAATTACTTCTCTGCCACCAGTATCAACTAAACTACCTAAATTATAAGTACCTTCTGGAACATACACAAAAACACTTGGGGCTCTTTGTATTCCATTATCATCAAAAGTTATTGCTCCTTCGTTATATGTAGCAGCGGCAGAAAAAGCTGATGTATCATCAGTTGTTCCATCTCCAGTTGCTCCAAAATCTTTTACATTTGCTTCTTCGTTATGGAGTCTAAAATACTGGCTGCCATCTGCTGTTACTTCCCAAACGTCCTTTGTTTCATTCCAGCGCAAAAATACATCCGAAGAATCTCCTCTTTCTACTTTAAAAGATCCATTAAGAGTTGGAACTCCTGTTGTATTGGCATTTACTGTGATGGTCGAATCATTAACGGAAAGCGTATTTGAGTTAACAGTTGTTGTAGTTCCTTGAACCGTTAAGTTTCCGTGTTAATGTTAAATCTTGAAACTGTACTGTTGCTGCTGTACCTAAAGATTGAGGTATAACTCCATTAGCTAACTTAGCTGAAGTAACTGCTCCATCAAGAATTTTTGTGGTCGTTACAGCATTTGTTGAAATTTTAGCTTCTGTAACAGACAAATCATTTAACTTTGAAGTAGTTACAGAACTATCAGATATTTTTGCAGTTGTTACAGAATTACTAGCTAATTTAGATTCAGTTATTGCTGCATCAGATATATCTGCCGATGAGGCGATGTCGCCTACTTCAATCCAGTGAGAGTCATAATAAATAAAAGTTTCTGCAGTTGTTGAATTAAACCACAATGATCCATCTAAAGGAGAAGTCGGTGGATTGTCTCCAACTTGCATTCTTGCGCCAGATGCTGTTCCACCAATCTCAATCCATTGAGAGTCGTAGTACAAGAACGTTCTTGCTGTTTCGGAATCAAACCATATATTTCCCTCAGATGGAGAAACTGGAGCGGTTGTAGAAACCGTTATATTAGATGATTCAGTTGCAGGAGCAAATTTAGCTCCGATTAAACTTTAATATTTGATTAGAGCTAGCGCCAGATGGATCAATTTCAACTCCGGCGATAGAAGCGGTTGAACCGACAACTAGGCCGTTTTTAACTACAAAATCTTTATCTGACACTAAAGTTCACTATCCCTCTAGTTTAATAAAACTATTAAATTGTTTTAACTATCTCTAGCTAATATCTTACACTGCAATCAATGTTCTTGCAACTTTAACTGTAGCATTTGTTGATGCTGCGTCTGTGATTGTAACTCTTAAGAGCACATCATTTGAAGAAATTGATGTTGAAACAGTAAGCGGAATTCTTGTTCCGCCAAGTTCAATTACTGCATACTCTGAAAGATATGAGTCTGTGCCATCATGAGCCAAGAGCACCTCTGAAGAAGTGTACTTAGAACCTTGAGTAACTTGGACTAGATACTTAGCTGTTCTGTATACAGTCTTATCAAAGCTATCTACCGTTGTAACAGTATTAACTGTAACTGATTGGGTTGAAGTATTAAGTTCACCTGTTCCAGAATCAAGAGTAATTGCTCCAGAAGCAACGTTTGCAAATGTTACAGATGCAGATGTTGCTACGTCCTGGCCAATTGACAAAGATATTGTATTTGCTCCGTCATCATATGACTTTGTTACACCAGTTCCAGCAGTTAGTGCGGTATTTACCGCATCTTGAGCTGCTTCATCAAAGTCTGAAACTTGAGTTGAGTTTATGGATATTGATGCGTTGCTTGCTCCAGTTAAACGACCCTGGGCATCCACTGTAAATGTAGAGACCGTATCAGTTGATCCATACGAACCTGCTGCCACTGTTGTATTTGCCAGTGTAACTGTAAATGTTCCACCTTCGGTTCCGGTATTAGATACTGATATTCCAGTCCCAGCTGCAACTGCTTCAACGTAGTCTCCTGCTGTATTTGAACCTAGCGTTATTGTTGAATTAACCCATGCGGAACCAGTGTACTTTAGGAAATCATCTCCAGATGGTGATGTAAGAGTTACATCGCTAACATCATTAAGAGAATTAATTGTTATACCAGAAATATCATCAACAGTGGCTATATTGGCGAATGTATTGCCATCTGAGCTGATCTGCCATTTGTCTGCTGTTTCATCCCACTTAAGGACCGCATTATCTGATGATCCACGCTCAACTTCAATGCCGGCGTCTAATGTTGGTGTCCCTGTAACATTGCTGTTAAGTACTACTATATTGTCTTCAACGGCAAGTGTCTCAGTATTAAGAGTTGTTGTATTGCCCTGAACCGTAAGGTTTCCAGTAACAGTAAGATTTTGACCTATTGTTACGTTGTCTGGCAAGCCTATTGTTATAGCTCCAGCTGAAGCTGATACTTCAACTTCATTTGCTGTACCAGTGAGTGAAGTTACTGCATTGCTAGAAAGGTCGCTAATTTGTGATGCTGTAATTGAAATTGTTGTGTTTGCAGCGGCGGTTAGGCGACCCTGTGCATCAACAGTAAATGTTGCAACAGAATTAGCTGCCCCATACGATCCAGCTGAAACTGCTGTATCAGCAAGATCTAGAGTTACGGCACCAGATGTACCGCCACCACTAAGACCTGTTCCTGCAGTGACTGACTCTATATCGCCAGCATCGTTTGTGAAGCTAATGACACCAGTTGTAGAGTTATATGATAGATCTCCACCTGCACTGATTTGAGCTCTAACGTTTGATTGGAAATCAGAAACCTGACTTGCAAGAATGCTTATTGCATTTTCTGAGGCGGCTGTTAGGCGACCTTGTTCATCTACAGTAAATGTTACTGCTGTATTAGAATCTCCATATGTTCCTGCGGTAACTGCTGTATTATCAAGAGATACTGTTACCGTATCTGTATCAGATGTTGCTGTGCTTAAACCAGTTCCACCAGCGATTGTGAGCGTATCAGAACCTGAAGTAATCGTCTTGCTGGAGCCGCTATCGGCGGCTACATCAAATGCGGTAGCAACGTTGGCTATTGCATTATCAGTATATGTTGCTGCGTTTGACTGTGCGCTAGATGCTGCGCCGTAGGCGTCATAGGTATTTGCGGTTACTTCAATCGTTGGAGTAGAGCCTTCTCCTCCAGCATTGGATATTGTAATACCTGTACCTGCTGTTACATTGGATACATAATCACCAACTGTATCAGTAGAAAGATTTACTGGATCATTGATCCATGAGTTACCATCATAGCGAAGGAAATCTCCGTTTGCTGCATTTGTTATTGTTACGTCGCCCAAGTCATCAATCGAAGCTATTGAAATCGTAGTTCCAGAAACGGCAGCATAAACGCTTACTCTTACTGCATTTGATGCTACTGCTGCAGAAAAGTCAAGCGTTACACTTCCAGTAGTTGTTGCTTCCCAGCGAACATCAATGACCTCATATGGGCTCGATGCGTTGCGGGCAACTACAACAACATCTCTTGTTCCAAGATTGTGACTTATTGTGTATGAACTATTTGTTCCATCGCCAATTGTTTCAGAATGGATAGTTCCTTCAATTGTGTTTGTATCTGGACCAGGTGCAAATTTTGTTCCATCAAACTTTAAAACTTGATTTGTGGTTGCGTTAGCTGTATCAATTTCCGTTCCATTAACGAAAAGAGTGGTTACATTTGCTTGTGTTGTTTGAATTGTTGAAGGAAGAGAAAGAGTGTAAACGCCACTAGTTGCGTTTGCGGAAACTGATACTTGATTAGCTGTACCAACAACATTGGAGATAAGGTTTACTCCGGATTATTGCGTTTGCTGTGCTATTCTTATAGAATAACTTTCCATCAGCTACGTTGATTGCCAATTCTCCAAGAGTGAGGGACTCTGGAGCATTGTTTGCTTCATCAGATCTCTTCAACAAAAGTGTATTATTTACAGCAAAAATGGAACCACTAAAAGCCACGATTTTCTCCTTAAAAGATTAATTTAAATCACTAAGTATAGTAATATTTTTAAAATATATACTCACACTAGTTTAATATAGTTTATAATTATTTTTTACAAAAGTCAAATTTAACCCATCACAACAACTGTGTAAGCGTTGGCGGAGACTGAAGCCGCAAACGATACTGTAATAGTGTCAAGAGTAGTTCTGGCTACGCTTGATGTGACTGTTTCATAAGTCGAATTATCATATATTTCAACAACTAAATCTCTAGTATTTAAATTATGAACTACAGAATAAGACGATGCTCCATTGCCAATTATTTCAGTATATTTGGTCACTGTAGTTACAGGTGGCGCAGCTGTTCCTATTTCAATCCACTGAGAATCATAATAAATAAAGGTTCTAGCACTGTTAGAATCAAACCAAAGTTGACCTAGAAGTGGAGTAGAAGGTGTAGCAGAAGAGACTATAGGAACTCCAGTTGCAGGAACTGCCGGCGTCCATTCTGATCCACTCCAGTATAAGAAATCTCCACTTGATGGAGTAGCAGAACTAACATCTGTTAAGTCAGAAAGAGCTGCAACTGTAGACGCTAATCCTGGAACAAATTTAGTTCCATCAAATCTTAATACTTGATCAGTGCTGCTTGCTCCGCTTGGATCAATTTCTATTGAATCGACAAAAAGAGTTGCAGTAGTTACTGAATCAAAATTTGGAGTTGCAGAAACAGCTATTTCTGGAGAAATTGAACCTAATCCAATATCATTACTTAAGACTATATTGTTTCCTGCAGATATAGACTCAACATAATTTCCATCAGTATCTACTCCAAGATTTACTGCATCATTTATCCATGTAGCGCCATTCCATCGCAAAAAATCACCATCGTTTGCCATAGAAATTGTAACATCGCTCAAATCATTTATTGAAGCTGTTGATAGAGCTACTGTGTGATCGTGTAAATCATGTCTGGCAGTTGTTAAATATTGAGTATGGTCATCGTCAGATAGACCCGTCATTGAACCGTGATCAGAGACTGGTGTTGTTGGAATTGAGTCCCCAGAAGAAGTTACTCTTCTTAAGTCATAAATTCCACGAATTGCTGTATTTACTGAATTAGTAAAAGAGTCTGTTCCTTGAAACACGACTTTGTGTAACGGGCGGAATTCAAAAATTGGAAACCCGTCAAGATTAAGGTCTTCCCAAATGGCTGCTTCTGCTTCGCCAATGGTATTATATGAAGCCTGTCCCATGATTGCAATGACTGGCTCATTCAAGTTATTTGTAGCAATAATCCAAGAGATCGCAAACTTGTTATTGTCAATATCTGTTGTTGACCAGTTTGGCGCACTGTATGAATTATATTTAGGGCGAGATGTGCCTTGTTTAAATGCAAACTCTGTTGCTACATCTTTTGTCCAGTGCGAGTTTAGCTTATAAAATACTGGTATTTCTGCGTTGCCTTGTAGTGTTTGCTCCCACGTATCAGCTGTAGGAGTCTCGCTATGAACAATGTCAACTTGTAAATCTTCATCAAAGAAAGTTCCATTTGCGATGTCAAATTTGGCGTGCGCATCGCTACTGCCATCTCCATCTATACTGTAATTATTTACGCCAAATCCACTAGCTATTACTGCTCCACGAGTTCTATGCAGATACTCATGAGTTGCCCAATCTAAAGTAATTCCATGACGCTCGTCGGCAAAGAAATATGCTTTTGAATCTGTTTGATTCCAGTATATATACGCTGTAGGAGTGTCATTTTCCCAATCAAAATAAGTTGTTTTATAATTTAATACTCCAGTATTATCGAAATAAATATAATATAATCCAGATGTCGTTGGTAAAGTCGTTGATTCTGTAGATGTTTTTACGTATCTTATACCCTTGCACCATACTGTATAGCTACTAGAAGCTGGAGATATTGTAAATTGTCTTGTGGATTCGTTAAACGAAATAACGCTATCTGCCTTATTCTCGTGACCAATTGGCTCTGAAGATGGAAATACACTATTTACCCACGTACTTCCATTGTATTGCAGAAGCTGACCATTTTGCGCTGATGTGATAACAACATCTGCCAATTCATCAATATTGTGAGTAGATATACTCGAAATATTTCCAGTAACATTTCCAACAAAATTTGCTGTTACTGTATTAAAGATTACATTGGCTGAAGAAGAAACGTCTTGACCAATCGAAATAGTTGGAGAAGAACCTTCTCCTGAATTATTAGAAAGTGTTACTCCAGTTCCAGAAACTAAAGACTGAACATAATCTCCTACGGTGTCTGTCCCAAGATTTATTTCATCATTAATCCAAGTAGATCCGTTATAACGAAGATAATCTCCATTTGAAGAATTAGATAAAACAACATCTGCTAAATCATCTATCGAAGCTGTTTCTATAGAACCAATATCGTAATAATTAGTTCCATCATTTGTAAATTGCCATTTATCAACTGATTCGTTCCAGCGGATTACGACATTATCTTCACTGCCACGGTTTACTTCTACTCCAGCATTTAAACCATCGGGAGGAACTCCAGTTAATCCAGAGTTAAGAATAATTATATTATCTTCAACAGTTAAAGTTTCTGTATTGATAGTGGTAGTGTTGCCAGAAATTGTTAGATTGCCAGAAATTGAGATATCAGAATTTATCTGTACACTATCTTCAGTTTGTATCAAAGAATCATTTGGCTGAGACCAATTTAAAGAAGTATTGACAAGAATATTTGAAGTATTTTTATAATACAATACCCCATTATATGGGTCTATTGCTATCTGTCCTTGAACTATATTTGGCGTTGGCATTATTTTTACCTTCTGTTTCTAAAAATAATTAGAAGGTTCCGCCATCAATAACTGAATTGCTAATAGTTACGTTGCTGAGAGAACCACCCGTAATACT